GCCCGTAGTTCCAGTCGCGCCCGTGGTCCCCGTCGCGCCCGTAGTGCCAGTCGGTCCCGTGGCTCCGGTCACGCCTTGCTGGCCGGCGAGCCCAATGTTCCAATCGGTGTACGGTCCACCCGAGCCGCCGACCAGATCGACGTTCACGATCAGGGTGCTGCCCGAGTAGGACGTGACCAAGCCTTCCATGAAGTTCGTCGGCCCAGCCGCGTGAGCCGCACGCACCCTGTTGCCCACAAGGTAGGCTAGGTTCGCTTGCGTGGTGAACGTCGTGCTGCCGGTTGCAATGGATAGCGAACTCGTGGACGTGGCCGTATAGGTCGGCCCCGTGGCTCCGGTCGCTCCGGTGACGCCTGTGGCCCCCGTCACGCCAGTCGGGCCCGTCGCGCCAACCGGGCCGGTCGCCCCAGCGGGTCCCGTCGCGCCCGTGGTCCCCGTGGCCCCGGTGACGCCCGTTGCTCCGGTGACACCTGTAGCCCCAACCGGACCCGTGGGACCCGTTGGGCCAGCACCGGGATTCGTCCACTGCAATACCGTACCACTGGCCGGAACCGCCAAGACCTGTGTTGGCGTGCCGACGCCGGCAGGCAACTGGAACGCGCCGGTGTCAAGGCCATCGCCAGATTGAACCTGTTCCAGTTGCCCGTTTTCCAGAACGATTGGTTTACGATAGGCTGTCATTGGAACACCTTCGGCCTAGAGCCGCACTCTTGTTTTGATGTCAACGTCCAGGGTCGTTGTCGTCACGGCGATGCCGACCTGCACAACGAAGCCCGATGCTGGCGAACTCGCCGTTATCTGTCCGGTGATGCTCAAGTAGTAGACGGCCCCGGGAACCAAGAGAGTGGCTGAACCCGCAGCAAAACCCAAAGGCACAGACCAATCTGCCAATTCCAGACACCCCACCGGCACGATAGCGGCCATGCCGCCGGACACGGTATCTTGTTGACAGAAGCCGCAGACCTGACTCGACGCATCCGATGTTGCGTCTGCTCTGTAAGCTGACGCATCTATCTGATTCACATAGACAGGTTGACCCGCTTGGATAACCTCTCCCGTCACCACCATCGTGACAGCCGCGGAGGGGCCGGTCGGTCCGGTTGCTCCTATGGGACCAGCCGGCCCTGTGGGGCCACCGGGCGATCCACTCGCGCCGCTCGGTCCAACTGGTCCTGTGGCCCCCGTAGGCCCCATACGACCTAACGGGCCTGTCGAACCAGTCGGTCCCCCGTTTCCCTGGACACCCTGGACGCCCCGTTCGCCCTGACTCCCAGGTGGACCGCTTGGCCCGGTCGCCCCCGTAGCCCCCTGTGGCCCAGTCGCCCCCGTCGCGCCCTGCGGACCCGTCGCCCCTACGGGTCCGCCCGCTGGTCCTGTGGGGCCCGTCGCACCGGTTGCGCCGGTGTTCGGAGAGGATTCCATGACGAATTGCATGACTCACATCTCACGAGGCTGGCGTAAACGTCTGCCAACTCAGGACGCCATTCGCGTCCGACGCCAAATACCAGCACAGACTATTGCCGGTGGGCGCAGTCGGCAGTCCAGCACTGGGACCCGTCGCACCGTGAGGGCCAGACGCCCCCTGCGAGCCTGTCGCGCCACGGGGGCCTGTAGGACCAGTGGCCCCAGTCGGACCAACCTCGCCCGTGTCTCCCGTGTCGCCCTGCGGCCCCGTCGCACCGGCAGGACCAGTAGCGCCTGCCGGGCCAGTTGGCCCTGTCGCTCCCAGGACGCCCACGCTGCCTTGCGGGCCAGTAGGACCAGCCGGGCCAGTCGCGCCGGTCGGCCCCGTCACACCGTCGCTGCCTTGGGGCCCGGTGGCTCCGGCCGAACCGGTCGCCCCAGCGGGCCCCGTCGCGCCGGTGGCTCCGCTGACACCCTGCGGGCCAGTTGGCCCGGTGCGTCCCAACGAGCCTTGCGGGCCGGTGGCTCCGGGCGCTCCAACAGGGCCAGTGGCCCCCGTCGCTCCCGTGAAACCAGTCGGTCCGGTTGGCCCACCGGACGGCCCGGTTGCCCCAGTGGCTCCCACATCGCCTTGCGGCCCGGTGGCCCCGGTCGCTCCAGCAGGGCCAGTGGCTCCGGCAGGTCCGGTCGCTCCGGCGTCACCCGTCAGTCCGGTCGGGCCAGTGGCCCCGTCAGGCCCGGTATCACCGATGGGACCGCTTGGGCCAGACGGCCCGCTCGCCCCATCAGGCCCGGTCTCGCCAATCGGCCCAGCGGGTCCGGTGGCTCCCAGATCTCCTTGCGGGCCCGTGGCTCCAACGGTGCCTTGCGGCCCGGGCGCTCCGGTAGCTCCGACAGCGCCTTGCGGCCCGGTCGGGCCAGTTGCCCCAGCAGGTCCGGTGGCTCCAACGCCTTGCGGCCCGGTGGCCCCGGTCGCTCCGATCACGCCTTGCGGCCCGGTCGCCCCGGTGACTCCGACCTCGCCCTGCGGCCCGGTCGGACCCGTGGAGCCGCGGTTGCCTTGCGGCCCTTCCGGTCCAGTTGCCCCAACAGGACCCGTGGGCCCGCCGGTTGGCCCGGTCGCCCCGACAGGGCCAGTGGCTCCGGTAGGTGTGCTGTAAGTAAACATGGCTTCACACCCCCATCCACGCCAGGTCTTGACCGGGGCTCAACGACACCGCGTAAACCTGCGACGGGTCTTCCACCGGCAATTCGACCGCGCTGCCCGGCAGAATCGGCATCCCGCCCGTGCCCGCGTTCGAGTCCGCCGTCACCGACTTGCAGCCGATGTACACGACATCGGTGTTCGGCGTGAGATCATCCGGTCCCGGTGCGCGCAGGAGAATGCCGCGGACGAACTTCATGGACAAAGTGGTCAACGGCGCTGGCGACGTGCCCACCACCGCATGTCCGTGCCTCAACTCGCTGGACGGCGAAGTTTCTTTGACTTCCCACATCGTTGCGGCTCCTCTAAAGTTGCTTGCCCTTCCCGCGGACGGGCGGCTTGGTGTCGTGGTCGAGCGTCGTGTCCCGGCTGGTCGCCTTCTCCTCCTTGCCGGCAGCGGTGTTCGCCGAGAGATCGGGCACGCCTCGCGCCCCGGCATCACCGCCCATGTCGCCCACGTCGCTGAGGTTCGTGGAGTCGGACCCGAAGGTCTTTCCCGTCGCCGGATCGCGCCTCGTGCCGCCGGTCGTTTGATCGCCGAACGCACCGCCCTTCTGCTGGGCTTGCAGAATCCGAATCGCCCTGGCCGCATGATCGGCGCGGGCTTGGAGGTGCTCGTCGTCGTTGAAGCCGAGCGCCATCGCGGCCGTCTTCTCGCCGCACAGGCCCGCCGTGACCGCCGCAATGATGGTCGTCGGATCGCTGGTGGCGTAAGGAGCCTTGTCGATCTCGGCGAAGATGGCTTGAATGTCGCCCACGTTGACCTTGCCGCCGAGCAAAGCAAGCACGATGTTCTTCGCCAACTCGCGCTTGACCTTCTGGCCCGGCACTGCGTACATCAACTTGACGAGATTCTCGGCTTCCGTAATGCGGTCGGAGTCCGTCTTGAGGCTGTAGCGGTCAGGGTACTTGATCGTGGCGACATTCCGTTTCGCCACATCGCGTTCCTCGTAAGCCGCCCAGAACTCGGCGATCTGCCGCTCGGCGGCCTCCAGCACCAGGCCGATGTAAGACAGCCCGGCTTCAAGGCCCTGGTTGTCCATCGACTTCGATTCCGCCGTGGCCCGATTCGCCGTGTTCGCCACCGCCAAATGGATCAGCTTGCGGATGTCGTCTTCCAGCTTGGCCTGCAACTCCATCGACGCCTTCAAGGGCTCGCTCGACGGATTGATAAAGGCCGGAGCATTGGCCTTCATGTCGTAGGTCCGGCCCTGCGTCGTGCCGACCTTGATGTCGGAGTCCGCACCCGGCTGACCGCCGGTTGTTGCCGTGCCGTCCTCACCCACCGCAGTCTTCAGGTGGGAACCCATCGCCCGCTGGTCTTTCTGCTCGATGTAGAAGGGGAAATTGCTTTTCAAGGCGTAGTTCACGTCGCTGGACCCCAGGTTCAGCAACGCGATCTGGTGGTTCACCACGTCCTTAATCATGCTGTCGCCGATGTCCAACAGCACGAAGGGGATGCGGGTCAACTCCAACTCCACGGCCCCGGCCGGATTCCCCGCGCGGTCGATGGGATTGCCGGCGGTGTCCAGGAATTGCAGGTTGACCTTGCCCGTGTCGCGGTCGATCCACAACATGCGGAACCGCTCGACTGTCGTGGTCGGCAGGTAGGTCCGCTGATCGAAGTTGAGCACCACGTCGCGGAGCAAGAGCGCCTGGAACGTGGACGGTTCATCCGGCTTGGCGCAAGTCCAGCTCAAAATGTCTTCGATGGGGTAGAAGTACAGGTACGGCCGCACGCCCTTCACGTCGGCCAGCGTGGCGTTGCCCGGGACCTCCGGGGAATCCACGTAGACGCCGACGCGCCCCATAATGAGCAGTTCCGACAGCACCTTGATGCCGAGGAACCCGTTCATCGTGTTGCCGCGCAAGTCCACGCCCAGGCTCAGGCCGTTGATCGCTTCCTGGTATGCGTTGCTGCCGCCGCGCCGGATGGTGTCCCGCAGGCGTTGGAAAATGGCGTTGCGCACATCGTCGATCGCCACGCGCGCATAGCTGGGGATCGGCGTCATGTTGAGCCGATTCTGAAAGTCCTGCTCGTCCTCGCGGCCACTGAGTTTCTGGAGATACAGCTTGCGGAAGTATTCGCCGCCGTTGTACGTGATGCGCCACTTGCGCCAATCCAGCAGGCTGCTGAGGTAGCTCGGGTGCCTGACTTCGACGATGTTGGTGATGTATTGAACAACCACGAGTGCATCCCCTTACAGAACTTTGCCGATGTTGGTGCCGCCACCAATGCCTGCGGCAAAGGTCAGTCCGATGTCGGCGTAGACCAGCGAGTGCGCGTAGTGGTCAGGTCCAGTCTCAACGTAGACCGCTTCAGGGTTGCCGTGGTCGTCCTTCTCGTAGGTCCGCACCAGGTTCTTCAGGTGCTCGCGGTACTCCACGGAAATGTCTGCCGGCAACAGCATCCGGGTCGGGTTCGTCTTGAAGCGGCCGAGCGTGCAACCCAGCCAGTTCGTCCGGTCCACCGTCGCCATCGGGGCTCCGGTGTCCTCCTCAGAAAGTGCGATCTCCTTCGCAGTCTGGCCGCGCCGATAGCGGGTCAGCCAGACGTAGCCGTGAAACTTGCGGGCAAAGCGGCGGGCATCGTTGATGTTCGGGTCGGCGTCGATGACGCAGGCCAGGACTTGCCACTCCCGCATCAGTTGTCCGAGATAAGCGAAGTCATCTTCCCGGAACTTGCCGTACCAAAGCAGCTTGCCCAATGCTGCCAGGTTGATGTCCACACGACGGTCGCCATCGACGGTCCAGTCCACAACGGAGATGTAGCCGGTCTTGCCCTGGTCCACACCCATCGTGATGCACCGCCGGCCGCCGACCACCGGCCGCAGGTCGGTGATCGAATACTTCCGCACGGCGTTGTCCAGCATCGTGTCCGTGACCTGGGCATTCTCGCCGATGAACGGCACACCCAGCTTGGAGTTGTGGAACTCCTTGTTCGCTACCTCGTCGCCCTGCCCGCGAAAGTAAGCAATGGCAATCTCGCCGGGCGAGACGGTGGACGAGTAGAGTTGGTTGGCGTAAAAGCCACGGGACTCCTGCGGGTCCACGTTGGGATTCGTCGGCTGCCACAGGCCGTTGGCCAGGAACATCGGCTTGGCGGCATGGTCCAGCTTGTGCTTGCATTCCTTGCACTTGAGAAAGGATTCGGCGGTACGCGGGTCGCTGACCGTTTCACCAACGATCTCGAAGCAATCGGGCCAGACCAACTCGGTCGATCGGCTGCAACATGGGCACTTGAAGAAGAAGTGCTCTTGCGTGCTGGTGAGGTACAGCCGATGGATGCCGTACTTGGGCACAGTCGGCGTCGATATGGCGACGACGTGCTTTTCGATCTGACCGGAGAGGCGTTCCAATGCCAACCAAATGGCCTTCGTATCCATCTCGTCCAACTCGTCCAGGACCAGTTCGGAGACCGGGATGGACTTCAGGTTGGAGTCACCACGGCTTCCGCGGATGTACAGGACGTTGGTGCCGGTCGATTTCAGGCCGACCGTATTGGTATCGACGAACAGTGATTTCAGGTAAGGGCTGAGCTTCAGCGCGGTGGTGAAGCGAGCCTTGGAAAAATCGCTCGCATTCAGGGTCGTCGGGAGCACGTACAGCACGTCACGCTTCGCCTGGTCAAGCGTGAAGAACGCCCGATTGATCCCCGCTTCCGTGATGCCCAACTGTGCCGCCTTCATCGCCACGGTGAAGGCGGCCTTGCTGTTGTGAATCTCGCGGCACCAAGGATGGTGCAGGAAGCTATAGGGACCGGGGAAAGGCGCTCCCATCACCCGGCGATGCTCGGCCCACCGGCTACACGACAATAGAGACGAGTTCTCCAGGCCGCGGGTGATGCCCTGCTCGAAGGCATCCCACAAATCGGCATGGCTGTCGCGTGTCTGAATCGTCATGTAGCCACCGCTGTATTCGAGGTTGCATGTTCAGGTTCGCTCGGCGTGTTGCTCGGTCAGTGCGTTCATCCTGTGCAACCTCGTGTTTCCTCAGCCGGCCGCCGGAACCGCATTGGCGGGGGCCGCATCGGCAGGCGGAGCCGAATCGGCAACCGCGGGCGCATCGGCGGCGGGAGCCGCCTGAGCAGCAGCCGGGTCGGCAACCGGGGCCGCACTGGCGGGAGTGGCATCGGCAACCGGAGCCACTTCGGCAGGGGCCGCATCGGCAGTCGGGGCCGTATCGGCGGCGGGAGCCGCATCGACGGGGGCCACAGTGACCGGGGCCGCATCGGCATCCGCGGGCGCATCGGCGGCCGGGGCCACATCGACAAGAGCCGGGTCAGTAACCGGAGCCAGAACAGCGGGAGCCGCATCGACGGGGGCCGCAGCGGCGGGGACCGCGGTGGCGGGAGCCCCACCGGCAGCCGGCTCGGCCGCTTGGAGGCCAACCATCGACAAGGCGGATTCGATCTTCCGCACGGCCCCTTGAATCAGCGCCGGGCCACAGCCGCTGGGCACATGGCCGCCCGCATCGCGGAAGCAGGAGTACACGTCAACTTCCGCTTCCTCGACGCCTTCGGGTAACTTGAAGTCCACGAAGGAGTGAAAGCTGCGGTTCACCGTCGCCGTGCGTTCGCCCTTGGGCGTCATCAGGATGACGGTCACGTAGGGATAACTGCTACTGTACGGGAGTGCGACTCGCATGGTTGTCCTCCACCGCTTGCGCGATTTCCAAAAGGTTGGACGCCATCCGGCGAAGGGGGACGGGATCACCGCCCGGCGCGCCGAGATGCGTGTAGACTCGCATCATTTCCACGACTGCATTGCAGGTGACGAGGGCATGGTGCCAAAGGCGCTTGCCGTCTTCGACCACAAGGCCGGCGACAGGCGGCAGCTTCGGTTTCGCCGGCCCTGGCGAACAATTGGCGCACCGTCGCTCGGCCATCACTGCCTCCCGAAGACTTCATTCATCAGCCGGACGGCCTCGTCGATGTCCTGCGTCCGCACGGTGTCGTGCCCGCAACGAATCACGAAGTAGACCGGGATGCTCGTAATGGCATTCTTCGTGGCCAGATCGGGGCGCTCGTCGATGTTGACCCGATCGACAACAACGCCCTCTTGCTCCAGGGCGTCGAGCTTCGGCTCGCCCGCGCGGCAGGCAGAGCACCAGTCGGCACCGAAGGCAATGATTTTCGGCCGGCTACACTGCTTATGCTGTTGCTCGGGTTGTGCCGGTCGTTGCTGATCGGGTTGTGCCTGGTGTCGCTGATTGGGCGTCGGCAATGGGGCCAAAGGCATCGGCGGATCACAGCCCAGAAGCAGGATGGTCGCCAGGATGGCTGACAGCGGCAGCAGCACGGACGTGCAAAAGGATCGTGTGTTCATACTGACCAGCCTTTCCCGGTGCCGAGCATTCGGAGGACCTGCCCCGGTCGGCTTACGACACCGACCGGGGCGTGGTGATACCCAAGACCTGTCAGGAGTGCGCGTGATTCAGAGGCGTGACAGGTTTACTGAGAATCGCCCGGCTGCGTATGGCCGTAGCGGCGGGCGATGATCCAGGGATGCTATCCCTGGAGGGGCTGGCGTCACTTGGCCGGAGCCACTGGGGCGACCGGAGCCGCCGGCGCAGCGGGAGCCGGGGCGGGAGCGGCCGGGCCCGGGGCCGGAGCGCTGGCCTGCTCGATCACGGCAATCTTCGCCTTAATCAAGGCCATGCCCTCGGGCGTTGCCAGCTTCTTGTCCAGCACATTCTCGTAGGTGGCTTCCAGGTCCTTCTCAATGGCGTCATTGCCGGCTTCCACCAGCTTGGCCAGATCGTGAATCTTCGTCAGCAGGTCGCTCACGTCGCCCACAACGAAGTCTTCCAGCAGCTTGGGGAGCAGCGTGAGGCCAGCAGCCCGCAACCTGATGGCGAGTCCCTGGGCGGCCCGCTTCTTCTCCACCAGCTTCTCGTTCACGCCGAACAGGTACTTGCCGGCCTCGCGGCCAAGCAACACGCACACCAGGGCAACCAGGATCAACAGCACAACGGTCGGGTTCATACTTCTTCTCCGAATGTGGGAACGCTGCGTCAGGCAGCAGGCAGGTCACAGGAAACAGACACGCGAGACGGCGGCTACTTCACGACCGGCAGCCACTTCTCTTTCAGCTTGCGGCCGTAGCCGATGGCCAGGCCCAAGAGCACCGCACCGGCGCAGACCGGAACCACGACATACCAGGCCAGCAGGGATTCCACGGCATCCACAACAGGCGACGCGCTATCGTCGAGCGGTTGCGGCTCGGGATCGGGACTCGGCTGCGGAGTTGGGTTCGGTTGCGGATTCGGATTCGGCGCGGGGCATCGTCGCTCCATCTCCCGTCGCCAGGGCAAGAGCGGCCGGAGACGTTGCGCCTCACCCGCCGCATTGGCCAAGGCACCATTGAGCCCCGCGGCCGTCAGCGGGATGTCCTTTGCCGACGCCTCGTAGATCACGTTGCCGGCGGCATTCTGCATCCGCACGGTAGGCAGGGCCTTGACGTTGGGCGCATAGCGTTCCGTGTAGACCGCCGTATCGGTCGTGACCGGACAGAAATGCACCTGGTTCCTCAGCTTGATGAGGTTCGTATTGCTCTCGAACCAGCCGAGGATCTCCTGGTAGCCGGCGTCGTTCGCGTTGCCGACGACACTGATGTACCACTTGCCCTGATCGTTGGGCAGGTTGACCACGCGCTCCTCGGCGAGAACGCCGTTCATCGTGTCGGCGAGGCACGGGGCCACGGCCGCCAGGAGCATGAAGACACACAGGACAGTCAGAAGCAGCTTGTTCATTGTTCTCTCGCTTGTGAAACGGACCTTGGCGTTATTGTGGAAGCGGAGCCGCCGGGGTGTAGACTGGCGTTATCGCCCATCCCAGGCTTGCCTTCCATTCAGCAATCAGCGTCTCTCGCGGAACCCAGATGTAGCTCTCGACAGCGTTGTTGTCCAAGAGGGCGGCCCACCTGTCGTCGAGATACACCAAGGCGACCATGTGCGCCCCGCCCAGCACCGTGATGCCGCAACCCCTCCGCGTGCGACACGCCCACTCCAGGAACTTCACATCACCGTTGGTGACGTAGGCGTAACGAATCCTGGCCGCATCCAGCTTCTTGGCCATGTCGTCGGGCCATTCGCCAGCACCGTAATTCCGTCGCACCCAATCGGCCGTGTGATAGCGGCCCTGCCAACGCAACAGGGAGACCATCGAAGCCCAGGTACAGGACCCGTCACCTTCCGCTTCCTGCCAGTTGCCCTGCCGCATGGAAAGCGGCAAGTTCACCGTGGGGCGCTCTTTCTTCACCGGCCTCAGCTTGAGGCCGTCGTCACTGCACCCGCTGAGCAACAAGCACAACAGCGACACTGCCAGGACGTTTCGCGTCATCGCATCCTCCGTGGCTTGAAAACCAGTTCCCTTCGCCGAAGAGTGCGACAAAGGTGGTTCGGATTCCATCTGGCGGCGTCACTCGTGTTGAAGACTCCGATGTTCGACAAGCCAGCGGCGACCCACTCCGAGCAGAAGATCATGTGCAGGTCTTGCTCGCGGAAGCATGACTCGATCAAGGACAACCCGACGCCCGCCGACCGGAACGCCCCCATCTCGTCATAGGGCGTATGGATCGTGGCCATCAGGAACTCAGTCAGCCGCTTGTCCTCGCTCTCATAGAGCGGCCGGTAGAGCGGATAGTGCCACACCTTGCCGTCGTAGGCCGGGAGCATCTTGTCGAGCACATGCGCCTGGGTCCCGTCAAAGCACTGCCCAGCGATCTCGCAGGGCATGTTTTCCAGCGTCGTGGACTCGAACAACAGCAGCCGGCCGTCCGCGGCATGGCCCATGATTCCCACATGGCTGATGCCCCACCACGGAAGCCCGTAGGTGCCGACGTTGATGAGGCCGCTGATCCAACTGTTGCCCGAGAAGCCGATTACGTCCCCAGCCTTGAGATCATCCGGGTGGACGAGCTTGTTCACGGTGCGCCGGCGCAGCGCCGGAAGCGCAGTGGCCGTTGCCGGCGGAGCACACCGTTGGCCGCAATGGGGAAGGCTTGGGAACATGCTCAACCTCTTCACCGTTATGGATCAGGGTCCGCACCGCGCGACTGTAGCCGTGGTAGCGCTTCTGGTCGTTCGCCCAGCAGTCTTCGCAGCGCGTCTCACCCGCGTAGGTGATGATCTTGCCGCACGCACACCACTTGGGCATCTGCTTCATTTCCCAGGCGGCCCCAACCCTGCATTTAGGACTCATGTGGAGCCGGAAGCGCCAAGGCCGTGTCGTTGCGGGCGTGGTCGATGACGCCGATGACTTCGTGGATCAGTGGGTCCACGATCTGCTCGTAGTTGGGCAGTTCCGAGAGCCGGTTCACGAGCACCCGGCAAATCTCCATCCCGACCCGCAGGAGCGTCGGCTTCGCCAGCAGGGTGCCCAGTCGCTCTTCGATCTGATTGCAGGTCTTGACCAGCTTTTCGAGCGTGAGGATATGGCTGTTTACACGCCCGAAGAGCGCCATGCGCTCCACGTCTGATTGGGCGGAATTCCACAGACGCTCGATCATCATTCGCGTCAAGGCAATCTCGTCACGGAGCGATTTGATGTCGTCGTGCTCAGACAAGGCGGCCAATCTGGCGCGATCCTGGGCCTGGGCCAAGAGATACTGCCGCAGCCCCTTTACAGGCGGTCGGTACGAGCCGGCGTGGACCTGGCAGTAATCGGACCCTTCCAAGGCCCTGGTCATGCACTGACCGGTGCCCACCGACGCCTTGCATCGCCGCGGGTCCGCCAAGTCCGTCACCCGCTCCATGAGTCGCCTCAATTAACTCGGCCACACGAGATTCCACACCTATACCAGAGGGCAGAAACGGGCTTTTTTCCACGACAAAATCGCCACCTCGCTCTAATTTCAGACGCGGATGTTGATTTAACTAATAGAGGCCAATCTACATGCAACACCGACCACGACCGCCCGTGACGTTGCCGCGTCAAACCGGCTCACGACCTGCCCTGCCGATGGTTCAGCTTCCGATCTACCGCGTCAAGCAACGGCACTTGGAAGCGTACCTGGCGAAGGTCTATCGAATGGAGGGCTTCGACTTCCTGCTGGCGGCCGGAGCCACGCCGGGGATGTGCCCTGAGTACCGGGTCAGCCCGGCGCTGCCGCCGGCCTGGAGCGCCCAGCAAGAGGCCGATCGCATCCGTCGCGGCCACCCCTCGCGCAACGTGGGGTTGATCCTCAACGTGCTCTGCCTGGACGGCTACATCCCAGCGGGAGCGTACACCATCGACACGCACCCCGAGCCGCCGCCCGGCCAGGTCTACCGGGCCCTGCTGCTGAAGACCGGCGCCCCCGGCCACCCCGACTGCGTAGCCTTCCGCCGGGAACACCGCCACGAGCGCGCGTTCACGCAACTGGCGGCGCAGATGGACAAGGCGGTCTTGGAGGCCCAGCGCGAGAAGAAATGAGCCGGCCGAACACGTCTGGCGGCCGGCGGGCATGTGCTTGACCGCTGCCTTCAGCGTGTCTTGCCGGCCACCGCCGCGGCTGCTACCGCGGCCGGGTGAAGTCTGGGCCATCCCTCCGGCCGATGGGCCGGAACCCCGAGTGCTGCAACCACCGCGACACTAATTTTGTACCACGCTTTTCTCGCACCGGGCGGCACGCTCTGTTTCCAGCCACGCTTCGGCGTGTTGCACCGAGGCGATTTTGCCATCGCCTAGTCGAACAGGCTCCGCTCCACGACCGCCTGCCCCTTCGGCTTGCCATGCCTGCTGACCGCTTTGCCGTATTGCTCGATTTCGTACTCCTCGGCGAGCTGGATGATCTTTGCTTTCGTCTCATCCCGGAGTACGGGAACACGCCCGACCCGGATGTGCTCCTCGGCCTGTTTCAGCAAGGCGGCGGCAGTGGAAACTGTCATCCGCACCCTCATCTTGTCCAGCGTTTGCGGCATGACCCGGAGCCGTCCTTCAAACATGACGGCGGTGCCGGAGAGTAGGTCGAGCATTGCTTGCAGTTCGGGTTTGGTCCAGCCGAGACACAGGTCGGGAAACTGGTCAATGATGTCGTGAAAGAATGGCCTTTTCTTACCCGCTGACTCCCAGACCCACTTCAGGGGCATGCACTTCACGCCGGCCGGCACCAACCGCTGTTCGCCGGTTGACGACTCGATCCAGCGGGTGGGGTGCTTCATCGAATAGTAAGGACAGCGGTTCTCCCACGGGTTCGCCTTTGGCTCGTCGTCACTCGGCATTGGAATCACTCGGCCGCCCTCGCGCAGGCAGTCCGCCAGGTACTTTGCCACGAACCAATCCCGGCTACGCGCGTAACCCACGCCGGAGCAATCCGGAAAGCGGTCGGTGACCCGCACCCGAGCTTTCCTCCAACATTTGGAGAAGGATCGCGGCTGCGGGCTCGCCACACGGAATCAGCGTCTCGCGGCGATCCATTCCTTGGCGCGATTCATCGGCCTGCACAGCCCGGAACACCTGGAATGGACCGGCCAGATTGCGTCCATCGAGTTCAAAAAGGTCGCTCGCCCCCTGCTCGGGTACTTGGAGAAGGACGAGTTGGATGCGTTGTTGAAAGCGCCCGACCAACGCACTGTTCAAGGCCGTCGGGACTATGCGGTGCTTCTGTTCCTTTACAACAGCGGCGCTCGGGCTGACGAGGTGGCCCATGTGCAGATCGGTGATCTTGACCTCGGTATCGTATCCAGCCGCGATGGCTCGTCCGTTGTCCTGCGAGGCAAGGGCAACAAACTCCGCCGTTGTCCGCTGTGGCCGAGGACGGTTGACGAATTGCGACCTCTCATTGACCGTCGAGCCGCATCCCAGCATGTCTTTCTCAACCGCCGCGGACAACCGCTCACGCGATACGGGGTTTACGCTGTGGTCGAACGCTACGCTGCGCGCGTGGCAAGGAAACTGCCGCCGCTGGCGAAGAAACGTGTGAGTCCCCACACGATCCGCCATACGACCGCAACCCACCTGCTTCGGGCCGGTGTTGACATCAACACCATTCGCGCCTGGCTGGGCCATGTGTCCCTCTGCACGACCAACGTGTATGCCGAGGTCGATCTGGAGATGAAGGCCAAAGCACTGGTAAAGTGCGAGATCAAGAATGGCAAACCGAAGGAGCCTTGGCGCAAGAATCCAGGACTCATGGAGTTTCTGCGAACCTTGTAGATCAAACATTATGTGGTGTCCAGCATGGCGTGGACCCCAGACATCATGGAGGACTCGTGTTGGACGCCACATAACTGACTGCGCCACAGAAGGTACGTTATGTGGTCCAGCACATAACGGACACGCGGCCACTGCAACGATCCGGCCTGGATCACGGCCCGCTGGCCATGCCGCCATAGGACGGCGGCCGTGTGGTGGGCGTAGAAGAGACACAGGCCAGGCCGGTTGTCCAGCCGGTTGATCTGCCGTTCGATCTCACCAACGATCTTGCCGCGTTTGCCCATCAGTGGTCAATCCTCACGATGCCATTCTTCTTGCAGGCCGGACAGCGACAGGGTGCCTTGGTGCGTTCGCCTTGTGGATCGCCGTCCGCGCAGCCATGCCACCGCCAGCGATCCTCGACTCCCATGAGGGTGCCGCCCTTCTCGGTGTCTGACCAGTCGGAGAACTGGATGCGATCGACGTACCGCTCGAAGCTCTCCAGCACCTCGCGGTCCGACAAGCCGACATCAAATGTCCAATGGCTGAACCAGCCGGCACACCAGACATCGTGGCCGAGTAGCGAGACGGTAATCGTCAGGTCGCCCGTCTCCAGGAGCTTCTTGCGCTCGACGTACTCAGGCCACCACTTCCGCCGCCGCTCTTCGGCAATCTGCCCCACCGGCCGTTCTTCCCGCTCCATCACGTCCCAACTGGTCCCGTTCCGGAACCGGCCCTTGGGCAACGGTGGCTGACCGACGCGCTGGATGCGCTCTTCGGCTCCTGGCGGGTAGGCTTCGGACCACTGGACCTTGATCCGGTAGATCGGAAACGCCTTCTCGGCCCCACGAAGACCGGCCCGCACTCGTTCTTCGTCAATCATCGGTTTCATAGACTGCCTTCAACATGGGGTCAAGTCGGGTCACGCCGCCGTCATGGTGGCGAACATAGTTGTAGGCGAGCGGCCGGTGCTTGCCGGAGAGCAAGGTCTCGACGTATTCGCCCATCCGCTGATGGAACCGGCGCTTTTGCGGGTCGGCCAGGATACGGCTGTCAAATCCGAAGGACGCCACCCGGCTGATCTCGATGCCCTGCTCTTGCACCTGTGCCCACAGGTCGAGCACGGCCAGGCAGTAGGCCCGCTCCCGCTCGTTGCGGCGGATGCGTGCAATCACGTCTTGGGCGGTCTCGGCAGTTGCAGTCATGCTTGGATGTTACCTTGGAAGAGGTAAGGTGGTAGAGTCAAAGGCGTCGGGCGGGGCTTCCACCCGCACATTGCGTCCCTTGTCAGGCCGTCTCAGGTATTGGACTACCGACGCCAGGACTCTCAAGCCGCTTGGCAGGTGAGTATCTCCACGATCATGCGGAAGGCAAAGTCCTGCAAGTCGCGGGAGTTGTCGCCAGCCTTCGTCACCCAATGGACGCACTCTTCGAGGGCCGTCTTCAACAGCGGTTTGCTCAATGCGCTGGCCTGATCGTCGGCGATGTAAACGCCGGTCTCGTCACAGAACCCCAGGGTCCGGCTGCCGCCGTTCATCACGTCACGGAAGCATCCGACCACGGGCTTCACCACGCCATCCGTCAGGTTGTATTTCGTCAGCCAGCGCCACACCTCGTCCACGGCGGTCTGGGCCGCCTCGGTGGCCGGGGTCTTCTCGTGGCCGTTCTTCTCGTTCTCCGACAAGACCTGGCCATCGGTCTTGATGCCGAAGCGGCTGGCAGCCTGCACGATGCCCTGGGCGTTGATGATCTTGGCAGCGTAGCCCTTCTTCACCACGAAGTCGGCAATCGAGATTGAGGGGCCGCACATGACGGCATCCGCCGCCACGGCCTGCCACGCCGTCTGCCACGCCTGCTGCTGTTCGGGCGCGGGCGTGTCCCACGACGAGCAGATGTAGTGAGGGTCCAGGCTCCCCTCGAAGACCTGCTTCTGCGCGACCAGCGCCCTGAACACGGGGGTCAACTCCGGGGCCGTCGCCCTGCGGTACAGCTTGGCGATGGCCGCCTTGACCGTGTAATCGCTGGCATTGCGGCATTCGTCGATCTGCAACTCGTCCTGCTTGAAGTTGTAGTCGTAGACCGACTCGTCGCTGTTCTCTTCGATCTCGCGGACAAAGACGCCAGCCCGGTAGATCACGGCGGCCTTCTTGCCGTTCAGGTTGCGATCGCCTTTCGCCAGGAACGACTTCTTGACCTGTGAGGGGTCGGCCGAAAAGTGCAGGAAGCGCTTGGGTAAGTCATCCACGTAGCGCTGCACTCCCGCGTTCAACTCGACGTAGACCCGCGTGTAGCCGTCCTTCGCCTTGACCTTCTCGTCACAGACCGGAACGACGGCAAGCCGGCCATCCAACATCGCCGGGATGAACTCGCCGTTTTCCTGCCGCAACGTGCGGTCAATGGCGTTGCTGACGAACTCGCGGAGGGACATGCCCAACTCGGTCCAGTCGATCGCGCCGAAGTCGAGCACCCAGCCCAGGTCGATGGTCCGGGTGGACGTGCCGCCCAGCTTGCACATGACCCGCTTGACCGGTTTGCGGATCAAGCCGTCGTCGATCTCGTCATCACGGGTTTGGAAGTCCAGGCGGGTCTTGCCGCAATAGACGATGATCTTCAATCCGGCCCGCAGGAGGACGTTGATCGCGTGCTTGTTGCCGCTGCCGAACTGGCCGATCGCGCCTTCGACACCGCAGTCGCGGGTGGTCGAGACGCCGAGCAGCGTAAACCCTTCCACGGGGGCCACGCCGGGATTCTGGACGAGCAGGAACATGGTTGTCTCTCAGTGCTGTGATTGCCTTGCTATACTAAAGCATACCACAAAATGGCTGAATGTCAAATCAAGCGGAGAAGATTTCTACCGAAAGGGTGTCTACAGGCCCCGGCCCCAGAACTGCTGCCAAGCCAGCCGGCCGGCGTGCGCGATCTCCTCGGTCATTTCGCACAGCTTGGCGTTGTTGAAGCCGTGGATGCGCAGGGTGGTCGCGTCCGGGAATCGTTCCCGCAGTTCCAGCATGGTGCGGAATGCTTCGGCGGCGAGGGTCAAACCGTCGCCGACGAACAAATCATAGAACACGCCGTCCGGCTGCCCTTCCCACTCCCAAAAGTCGCCGGTCACGATCTCGACCTTGGCGCTCGGCGGCAAGTGGGGTTGGACCAGCGTGATAACATCCGGCTCGACCTCGACGACCGTGATCCGCTCCACGTCGGGACAGGCCGCGAGGGTGTGGACGATCAGCCCAAGGCCGAGGCCCGCCACAACGACATGGCCGCGATAGAACGTGGCGTGCTCCTCCATCGCCCACCAATGCGGTGGATCGTCCACCATCCACGTCTTGCCGGCGACCTGGAGGCTTTTGATCGGCAAGGGCCGCACGGCCTGAAAGAAATCGAAACCCTTGATGCCGTAGCACTGGTACTGGCCACGGGTGTAGTTGGCCGTCTTCAGCCGGGCCTTGCCGACCTTCCCGTCCGGGTACAGAGACGCCGGAGTGGACCATTCCTTGAGTTTGCAGAGCTTGTGGACGGGCTTCATCGAGGACTCCGGGCCGTGGCCTCGCCGCCATTATAACAGATGCCGGCGGCGGCGGCTGGTTCCAATTTTCAGTCGCGCTTTCTCGCGGACTTCTCTCATCAAGCGGCAGCAGATGTTACAAGTTGAACATCGCGGGGCTGTTGAGGGCCAGCCGGGCAAGACGTGCGCCCACGTCGGCCAGGGCCTTGTGATAGCACTCGCTCAGATGGTCGCCCTCGTAGTGGTGGGCAAACTCGTGGATCAGCAGCCGGTTCACGTCATCCGCGATGCCGTTCTCAAAGAAGGCGCGGCCGCAGCGGGACAGATTGAAGACCAGTCGGCCCTTGCCGTAGGTCGCCCGATAGGGCCAGTCCGCTTCGCGGGCAATGACGACATGGACGGGGCAGCCAAGCAATTCCTGCCCGATCAGGATTGCATAGTTGACGATCTGCTGCATCCCGGTCGTCCACTCGTTCTCGGGAACCACGTCCAGCGGGTCGCCATCCGGAGAATAGGGCTTGGGGCTCGGCGTCACGACCCCGGCCGCCGGCAGCACGCCGGCCCGGTTGGCATTGGACCACTCGGCCGACGTGAGGTTCCCGCCATAGACAACCGGCCGCCCCTCGGCCACCGACCGCTTGTTGGCCTCCGGGTCGGAAGGATCGTAGCGGACGGCGTTCTCCCCGAAGCGAAGCGTCAGGGCCGTCTTGACAGCCTCGGCGCTCACCCGCTCGTCGCTGCAAGCCTCCCGCACCCACACGTCGCCGCTGTTGCCGGCATCCAGCCGATCGTGGAGGGCGTTCAAGACGGCCACACGGATCGTCCGCAGGTAGGCCGGCGTCACGTTGTCCCGATCCATGTTGAGCGGCACCTTCTGCTGCACGTCCACATGATAGCGGTCGCCGGTCTCCACCACCGGGATGCCCATTTCATAGAGGGTAGCCGTCTCACCGGACAGCGGCTCGTAGACGTACACCTGAGTCCTGCGGGTCGTCTTCCGCAGCACGCCTTCCTCGTCGGCAATCACCGTGGGCAGCGTTTCCTCGAAGACGGCCACGGGCTGCCGAGCCGGAAGTTGGACGCTGTTGATCGTCGTGACAATGCCAGGCGGAACGATCAGTCGCCGGGTGGCGGCCACCATTTCCTCGATCTCGCCCTTCGTCATGGGGATCGTGGCGCGGAACAAGGAACCCGCCTCACGCTGCTGACGGTGGACCAGTCGTTCCCCGCGGGCCGTAAACTCGACGGCCCCCGTCGTTGTCTCGATCCACGCCGACTTCGCCAAGGCCAGCACTAGCTTCTCGCCGAGATTGAAACGCCCACGCTGCGCAGCATTGCCTTTCTTCCGGCTCTCGGCAAAGAGGGTGTAGGCATCCCGCAGATCGGCGAAACCGTCTGGGTCGTCATCCGTCACGGTAATCAAGGCGGCACGGACTCCCTGGGCCGCAGTCACCGTGACATCGACTCGGGTGACATTCTGGTCCCAGGCGTTCTGCAACAATTCATAGAGCACGAATGCCTTGGATCGCCCGGCCATCAACTTGGCCAAACCCGCCTTGTCAACCTCGAACCACTGGCTCATGGTCATTACCTCCGTCGCTATTATATCGGATGCTTGGTGCTGCTAGTTCCGAATTTCGGTCGCGGTCGCTCGGCGTTTCTCGGTCGTCATGTAGCCGGGTAGGTGTGAATACTTGTAGAACCGCTCCATGCCGTGCATGTCGTCTTCAGCATCAGCCTTCGAGCCGTAGGGGCCGCAGCCCTCGGGGTCCATGTCGGGCACGCCGAGTATCCACCACTCGTCGCCCCGCTTCTTGACGTGCATCTTGGGGACTTCACCGGGCGTCACCTGCCAGCCTCCCCTTCCGCCTGCTCGATCCGCAGGCGCTCGTCGGCGGCTGCGCGGACACACTTCGGGCAGCAAGGCTTCCCCTGTAGCTCCCGCCAGCCGTCCCGTTCCAGGAAGCGGTCCAACTGACGCACGGCCTCGCCCTCCGTCTCGCTGCTGGCCGATTGGACGGCCCCGCAGCCGGCACAGGCGATCTCAGCCTTGCAGTCCATGACAATGAAATCAGCGAATGCGCTCATGGGTCTCCGATCTGTAAATGTCGAAACGCCGCCTCCTTGGCGGCATTCAAGGACATGAAGCCGTGCCCATTGGGTGCCAGCGTCATGGGGCCTTGTCCGTCCTCGCGGCGGCTGATGTAGTACGGGTAGATCGCCGTAGGATGCCCGCAATGATGGACATAGACGTTCGTGCCCTCGCCCACGAAGAGCAACTGGTAGTGCCGGCCAGGACGGCTGCCCCACGCCCGCCAGGTGAAGTTACTCGGCCTCGCCATTCCCATCCCCCAGGTACGCGAGCACTTTGTCCCACCGGCGGGCCACTGTGGTCAACTGCAACCGCCCTGCGTTCTGCTTGGCCACGGCTTCGTCCCAAAGGTCCTGGTCGAGCCGCGCCTGGACCGCATCGCGGATCAGGTCTGCCATGACCTGCGGTTCCAGGGCGTCAAGTTCCCAGCTATCGTCACCGAACTCCTCCTGGTACTTCGCGTAACGGGCGTCGGTGGTCTTGGCGGGGTTGGGCGGCGGCCCGTACTGCTCGATCTGCTCCCACGACAGGGCGATGCGGTCGATCGTGGCCGTCGAACCGAACATTTGCAGCCGCTCTTGAATGTCGCGGGTCATGTCCAGCCCGGATGGATCATGGTCGCCCAGGTGGATGACCACGGTGTCCCGCCCGGCCTTCTCGTACCGCTTGAGGCGTTGGGCCGCCTCCCACATTTCCGACTGCGACGTGTAGCCCTTGCAGGCGAAGTAGGGGACCTGCAACTCGGTGCAGATGCCCTCGATCACGCCGATCAACGCCTCCTTCTCGATCCACACCTCGACCCGGTTGGACTGCTCGGCCCACAGGTCCACGGTGTATTGGTCGGCGCATGCGCTGACAATGGAGTGCGGACTGGTCCACGAGGAGTGGGACTGCAAATTCCGCGTGCGGTCTTCGATGGCCGTCCAGTCGATCAGGCCCGCCAGGCGACCGTCGTTGATGATGTCGCCCAGGTGCTTGTAGTTCTTGATCGTGTTCTTCGTGTCGGCCGGCAGTCCGTGCTTTGCGTTGTACTCCGTGTCGATCCACGACTCCGGCAGCAGGTCCCGGGCGATGAACTTGTAGTACAACGCCCTCAGCGTCAACTTGAACCCCTGCCGCTGGTACTCGACGATGACCGAGTTGGCCTTGAAGATGATGTCCAGCGTATCGGGGCGGAAGGCTTTGCTGATGTACGCGATCTTCGGCATGGTGATGGCTCTTGGGTGCTACTCTCGGGTGCTACTCAATGATGCGATTCTGCGTTCTGATTTCTTCGTTCAACCGATCGACAACTTGAAACGCCTGGGCCGTCAGATCGGCGGCCAGGCGAGTGACTCGCTCCGCGGACCGCTTGGCCCGCCGCAGCCGGGCGACGTTGCCGCGCCGGTAATCCGACTGCACCATCGACGCCCGCACCCGCGACTCCACCGCAAGCTGGTACACGGCCTCAATCAACTCGCTGGTGCCCTCCGTCATCCCCTGCCCTCCGCACACTCCCGGGCCAGTTCCAGGAACGTCGCAAGATCGTTGCCGTCAACCTGCACAACCTACATGGTCTGCAACTCCAACTTGCATTCGATGCCCAGGGCCTCGGCCGCCAGGCCGACGCCAAGACGGGCACGTTCCGGGTCCGCGTGAACATCCCACGGTCGAACGATCATTCGTCACCCCACTCTTCGTTCCCCAGCATCCAGCAGCATTTCGACGTGATTCCGCAACGCTGAATGGTCTCAGATCAAGCGTTTGTCCCAGTTCTCGGGTGCATGAGCATCACTGGTTAGGATGGCCGCTGCGCCGCAGCCCCGATACCTGTTGCCTGCGTAAGCAGCTTGCGGGCGGATGGTCACTTCGCCGTGGACCATTTCGTGCGTGCAGCCTTTGCCCTCTTCGTGCCGCAACTCGCCGACCAGGACGCCGACGACGCAGTAGATCGGGCGGCCGTCGTCCGTCTGGCCGGCGTCCTGGATCACCACCCAGCCGGCTGCACGGCGGGCGTGCTCGCCATTGATCGCACGGAACATGCGTTCGGACTCTTCTTGGGAAAACAGGCTCACTTCATGCACCTTTCAGAACAACCCCAGTTTCTTCAACTGCTCTTGCGTGTGCGGCCAACAAGGTCCGCATTCCGGGAACTGCTCTTCATGGGCTCGGGCGCACGCCTCGCAGGGCTGCTCCCAAAAGCCGCTCTCACTCAGCCGGCCGGTGCCAAAGGTAAGACACTCATGGATGCCAGTGCTCACTGAACACGAGTGGCCTGCGGGTCGGACAAAGGGCTTGATCTCGGGCGTCGTGGCGTCGATCATTCGTCACCGTTTTCCTCGCCTTCGTCGCCGCCCTCCTCCTCCACCATCGCACCGCCGCAGCCGCAGGTCGGCAGGCCGGCATCGTCGAGCCACTTGCGGGTCATGCGCACCACGCAGCCGCACTCCTTGCAGGCGACCTTGAGCATTCGCGTGGTCTGGGTCTTCGGCCGGTTGCTGGCGACCAGCCGGGCGTGCGGATACTCGCCCAAATCGTCGATCAACACCCGGAGCCGGACTTTCAAGGCGTCCCCCGCAGTCGTGGCCGTCATTTTGCCTTCCAGGCCGATGGCCTTGGCGACCTTCGGGAACTTCCCGCGGTGCTTGCACTCGATCCCGACCGCCGTATGGACCAACTCGTGGACCAGTGTGGCCGTGACTTCGACGCTTTCTTTCAATAGCGGGCTGACGAAGACCTGGAACGACTTGTCTTCGCTCGACTCGACGCCCCAGCACTCCCCGATGCGGCGGGCCTTGTTCGCCAGGGCCGACTTCGAGGGGAAGCCGCACGAGACACGGATCTTCTCCGGCAAGGGTGCCCCGATCCCGTCGAAGTCGGAACGGAGCAGGTCGATCATCTGTTGCAGCCAGTCTTCACGAATCACGGTGGCAATCTCCACAAGATGTTTACACGTTCGGTTCTATATCAAACATACCACAACATCGCCGAAAGTCAAATTGCTCAGGCCAGGATCGGCTGTGTTTTCGTAATATGGGCCCGCTGCAACTCGGTTTGTAGGGTCCCTTGCAGTCGCCGCGCCTCCTTGCCACGCCACAGATGTCTGCGGCGTCAGCCTCGGCCAGCGATGTCGTTCACGTCAGGACCACTTTTCTCTGCTGGCGGGCGCACTCAGCGCCGAAGTACCGCTTGAGAATCCGCCAGACGGCAGGCACGGTGAAAGGTCCTTTCGCCGACGTGAGAAAGCCCTGGGCATTGAGCCAGCCGGCGATCTCGCCGATCGTGCGCCCGTCGTCCCGCATCTGTTTGATGGTCGGCAGCATGTTCTCGTAGGCTTGGCGGGCCCTCTGCTGGCACGTCTCCACCGCCTTGGCCTTCGCCGCCGCCCAGCCATTGGCCCTGTCGAGCCAGCGGCCGGGCCTTTTGGAGCCGAGCACCACACCGCGAGCCCTTGCGGCGGCCAGGGCCTTCCGCGTCCGCTCGCTAATCATCCGTGCTTCATGCTCGGCGACGGCCGCCAAGATGTGGATATGGAACTTGTCCGCAGTCGGACAGTCGCAGCAGACGAAATCCACCCTCGACTCCATCAGTGCCGACGTGAAGGCCACGCTGCGAGCGAGCCGGTCCAACTTGGCGACGATCAGCGTGGCGTTGGCCATCTTCGCGTGCTGAATGGCCTTCGCCAATTCCGGCCGGTCGGACTTCTTCCCGGTCTCGATCTCCGTGTAGCGGGCGATCTCCGTGCCCTCGCGGGCCTCCATCAGCCGGCGAACATCGACCTGCTGGGCCTCAAGACCCAGACCGGACTCGCCTTGCTGCTTGGTCGAGACACGGTAATACGGGATGAAACGGTTCTTCACAGACGGCGCGGTAGACATGGTTGTATCCTCGTGGTGCTACCATAATCATACCACAACATGTATGAATGTCAACGCTCTGTGATAAGATTTCGGACCTACGGGAGCCGCTTTCCTACGAGTTCGGGCATCGAGCGGGACGGCCTGGCCGCCCACTGGGGCTTGCCGACGAAGGCGCGGGAGGATTGTGCCGGTCGAGGCGGATTTACCGGGCTTGCACGCCGATGGCCACAACCTATGGTTGTGTTGTTGCGGTGCCTAACAGAAGAACCCACGTTCAAGGTCGTTTGACCTGCCCTGAACGGCACGCGATGAAAACACGGGACCAACGGGCTTGAACTGCGCGGGTGGAGAAACACGCATGAAATTGCTTGCTCTGAAGTTGCACCGGTTTCTTGCTTCCGAAGATGGGCCCACCGCCGTCGAGTACGCGGTGATGCTGACGCTGATCGTGGTCGTGTGCCTGACGGCCATCTCGTCGATCGGCACGCACGCCCAGAGTGCATTCAACCGGGTCGCAAGTTCGATCCACGGTTGACGGAGCGTGTTATGAATCCTCTCGTTGTCGATC